GCCGTATGTGCTGAGAGGTGGAAAGAAACTATACTTCGCATCAAGAGAATAGAAACTATTATGATTGGTACAGCAGGCACAATGATACTAATGATGGCAGGCTTACTACTGAGGTGACACTATGCTTGAAATGCTAATGGTTGCGAATAGTGCCTTTGCTGTCATCAAACAAACAATAGAAAATGGTCGTGATATAAGTTCAGCAGGTGCTGCAATCGGTAAGTTTGTAGGTGCTGAAGANCAACTCCAACAAGATTTAAACAAAAGAAAGAATAGTATATGGACTAACTTTCTTGGTAAGACAGACAATGACCTTGAAGAGTTCATGGCANTGGAACAGATACGAGTTAAGAAAGATCAACTCCGTGAGTTCATGCAACTATATGGCAGAGCCAACCTTTACAATGACTACATACAATACTGTGCTGATGCTAGAAAAGCTAGGAAAGAAGCACGCATCAAAGCACAAAGACGCAGAGAACATATTAAGGATATGGTTCTTAAAGTTATATTAGGTATTCTAATAGCTACTGTNTTGACTGGTGTCATTGGTGTNTTAATTATAATAGCTAAAAAGAAAGGTATAATATAATGATCACAGCTTTAATCCCTGCAGTAACAGGNATACTAGATAAGTTCATCCCGGATGCAGACACAAAACAAAAGCTTAGCCATGAGATTTCTACTATGGCAGAGAAACACGCACAAGAAATTGCATTNGCACAGATCAAAGTCAATGAGGCTGAGGCCAAAGGTAATTGGTTTCAATCATCATGGCGACCTGCTACTGCGTGGGTATGCGTACTTGGATTCCTTGTTAACTTTTTAGTATCGCCATTGTGTGCAGGATTTGGTATTGATATACCACAAGCAGACACGGCAACCATGTTACCTGTGCTTATGGGTATGCTTGGATTGGGTGGTATGCGTACACTCGAACGATTAAAAGGTAAGGATAGAAAGTAATGGTTATGTTATCAAAGAACTTTTCATTAAATGAAATGCTTAAGAGTCAGACTGCAGAACGTTTGGGTATAGATAATAGTCCTGATGCAGATGCTATATATAACTTGGGTAGATTGGCAGAGAATGTACTACAACCATTGCGTAATGAGTATGGTGCGTTCATGGTATCAAGTGGATTTCGTTCCGTTGAATTATGCGAAGCTATCGGTAGCTCTAGTAATAGCCAACATGCTAAAGGGGAAGCAGCCGACTTTGAGATATGTGGTATATCCAACTTTGATTTAGCTGAATGGATTAGCGACAACCTTGAGTATGATCAACTGATACTTGAGTGCTATAAAGGAGGCAATACTGGGTGGGTGCATTGCTCCTATGTACCAAACGGCAGAAAGGAGAATCTTACCTATGACCGTACCAAAGGTTATCGCAAAGGATTACTGGAAGAGTAATCCTATTTGTTACGTTTGATTAATTCTTTTATATACCACTGTGCTTTATACAAATCTTCTATTCCATTCTTATCTTTGTAACGCATGATGTACTTGATGATGTTGCCTTGGCAATAGTCTAGTTTGTTCTGCGTTATAAATTTAATTGGTTCTATTTTATATTTGTTATAATGCTTTGGCGATATGTTGTTCTTGTTCATGGTAATAACTTTCGTAACCGAAAGTCATTAGAACCTATGATGGCGAAGCATTGCATTGTCTGTTGTTGTAACATTCTGATCTCCCCAGTCTTCTTTTTCTTCTTGTGGTTTCTTTTTTAATTGTTGAAATATTTGTCTGAGTTCGTGGTTGCCTGCTCTTCTATCAAACTTACACTCTGGGCATAGCTTTGCGTATGGCCGTTTGAATGTGACAGGTGGCATGAGTACACCACACTCAGCACAGTTCTTCTTATCAAATTTTATTATTGGTCTTGCCATTATGTTTCTCCTTAAATAATGTTTAGTAATATTATTATACACACAACACTAACTATAGTTACCTTGTGAGATAGCTTGCTTTTCTTTTTAGTATTGTACCTAGTTAGTATAGTTGTGTGTATATACCTAGATAGATGTGATAGACTCATATCAACTCCTTAGTTTACGTAAGAACTTTTCATATGATTTTTGCTCAAGTCTCCACTGATGTCCAACTTTAATATATGGAATCTTATGTAGCTTCATTAGCTTCTTTACTTTACCGACTGATGTTTGCAGTGAGCCTGCAACAACATCAATCGACTCAGTATTGTGTAGATTAAAAAGGGACTTCGTCACCGAATGCCTCCAATCCTACGTTGCTGACTTGGTCTAATGTCTTAGCACCATTTGTCACCTGCTGATACTCGTTAGGGCCATCAGTGGCAGGCTGAGAGCCTTGCATAGATGTCTTGTCACTGATCTTAGCATCCATGTAATCTTTACCACCTTGTGATGTAGCAAACCATATGGCTAATCGTCTGTCTTCATAGTCACCTGATAGGTGTGGTGCTTTAGGATTCTGACTGTCGTTCTCAAACAACACACCAACTTTCTTGTATACCTCACGTATAACTTTGCCTGATGGTAGTGTAGCCTTGACAATAACATGGTACTCTTCTGCTCCATTGTTGTTTAGTTTGCCTTGTCCTACTAGGACATTGTTCTCACGAGGTGCAAACATTGCACCTCTATCTGTGTCGTCGTACTGTTGATCCATTTAGAATCCTCCTCTACTTGATTTAGCGTCTGATGTTTTGGTACTGATTGGTGGTATCTTTCCTTTAGGTGGAGATGCTTCGTTAGCATCGTCATCTTCTGATGGTAATCCGTACACACTCTGCAAAGTGTATCTCTTTGCGTAGGTTATAGCTGACCCAACTTTCTGTGGGTTCTCCATGTTTGTTGGAGACAGAATGATTGGAAGCTTAGATACAAATGTTTCTTCATCATGCTCATGACGAACTGTAGTAACAACAACTATATCTGATTTACTGTCATGATGACTTGTCCATATATAATCAATCTCTTGAGTAAAGAATAAACCAAACTGATTACCTTGATTGACTGCTTCGATAACTGATTCTAATGAAGAATAGCTGCTACTAAAGTGTGGGTTTGTACCATCTTTCTTAGCAGAAACAGATAGCTTTTGGAATGCCAACATAGCTTGCTTAATAGATTTACAATCATCAACTTTTTTGTTAGGTTGAATTGTCTTGTGTTCTCCATGCTTGACATCAGGGGTTGACTTTGTTGTGGGGTTGACCCCATTTTTATTTTGATTAGACAAGTGTCTCTCCTTTCATTGGTTTAGTTTTAAAGAATCCTTTATGTGCAGGATTGTCGTGCATAAATAGCCTAGAGTAAAAGGCTATGTAATCATTACTTATCTTAAAGTCTGCATCTGTAGTAGTGATGGCTGTCTCCCATCTGATACGACCTATGATTAACCATGGTGAACATTTCTTTGCACCACTGCTAATTGCTTGTAGTGTATACTTAGTAAAGTAGTTGTATACATGTGGGTTATCTTTGTGATACTCCCACCATTTCTTTTTCTTTTCTAGGAATGTCATTCGTCTTCTCCTTTATGTTTATAAAAGATAACAACTTGATCTATTATCTGAGCATCAGGTTTATTTCTATTCTTTTCAAGAATAATGCTTTCAATATCTGAAGAGTCTGCATATTCCCAATTAGTATGACCATATAAATCTTGACAACATTCATCTATTGAATCTGAATTATATCTACTCATCGTTTATCTCCTTGATATGTATGGTTAACGCACCACGTTTGTTGCGTTTGATTGATAGCTTGTCGGTGTAAACCTCACGTTCATTGGGTGCTACAATAGACTTGAGTTCTTTCTTGGCATGCTCAAATCCTTTTGAAGTATCAAAGTTTGTAATGTAATAGTGCTGCAACTCTATAAAGAAGTTATCTTTACTAGCATCACGAGTAACCATGTTGTCTAGTGTCATGTGCTGAACACCTGTTGGTAATTCGTTAGGCATCTCAGCAGTAGGTGCTTCTTTCTTTACAACATGTGACCAGAAGTCACGTAGTATTGGTAGCATACGCAACCATTCAGCTTCATCTTGACTGACTAGCTTGCACTCCCATTGGTTACCAAAGATTACAGACAGATACATATGCTTGAGGTCTGCGACTTTCATATACAACTGTATCTGTGGTGAGTAGTACGCAAGTATATCATCAAACTTTTTGAATGAACTTGTGTGCTTACACTCGATACCAATGTGCTCGCCTTTGTTTTCCGGGTCTATCATG